AGGCACGTGCGCGGGGCGGGCGGCGGCGGGGGAGGCGGGGGGGGGGGGGGGGGGGGCGGGGGCGGGGGTCTCATTCATTGGTTCTCCTTCTGAAGTGGTGCAGGTCCATAGTAACCTCCGCCCAGGTGGGCGGGTGGGGCGGGAGTATCGTCAGCGAAGTCGGGATCCTCCCCGGGGCGGGCTGCTGAGGTCTTCACCTGCAGATCCTCCGGGGAGGGGATGTCCGGAGGGAGCTCCCACATCGACTCGCGAGCGTAGTCACGCATGATGGGCTCGCCGTCAGAGTCAACATCTGAATCGATCATCCTCGCACCCTTGACGAGGACGGGCACGACAGTGCCGGGGGCACCCTTGACGTTGACGACCCACCGGTCAGCATTGGAGCGATCCAGCGAGGCCGAGGAGCCCTCGGCCCCCGTAAAGACGACCCAGGGGGCCTTCTTGGAGGCGATGAGCGGGACGTAGTCCGGCAGCTCCCAAAGGGCGGTGCCGTCGGCCCCGATCTCGACGTTCTCCCAGTACTCGATCCCGTCGTACGGCGACTCGGTGCAGGCGTGGCTCAGCCAGAGGCCGCCCCGCTCCTTCGTCATCCTGGGGACTCTCATGGTGAACTTCTTGTTGCCAGACATGTGGGTCCCCTCGGCGTTGGCCCAGTAGCCTTTCCCATTGAATGTCATACCTACCTGAGTCGGGGTGGCGTAGTGCCCGACCTTGGCCTGATGGTTGATGTACAGGAAGGCGTTGTTGTTGTAGGTCCCGCAGACTGTCTGACCATGCTGGATGAAGCAGGTGTTGCCGTCCTTGACGATGACCTCAGCGTTCTGCACCCTAATTCCCCCGTACGTGCGGTACAGGTACGAGGATGCTGGCTCCGAGTCGTCATAGCCCACCCCATACACGGATGTGCGTACGAATTCTGGGGACACGTGGACGTTGGAAGGCCTCCCCCTACTAGCGGCTGCCCTCCAAGGTGATTGGACCCTGACTCCGGGGGTACCGGACGGATCTGCCACGAGGAATACAGCCCCGTCGCGCCAAGAGTCGTTGAGCTTGGACGAGAAGGCTAGGCCGACTCCCGCCCGCCAACCTTCGAAGTAGTCGGTACCGGTTATGTCCCACGTGATGTCGTTGAAGAACGTCTCCGACCAGGTGTCCGAGCGGCCCAAGCGGCCCGCGATCTGGATGGACCCAGTGCTAGCGCTGACGTGCATCGTCCTGACCCCGCGAGCGTCGAACACCTCCATACCATCGGAGTTGATGTGCAGGCCGCGGTTAGGGACCCTGGACGTCTGGAGCGTTGCCCCGGTGATGACCTGACCGTCGATAGCGCCAGCCTGAAGGTGGTCGGCGGTGATCGAGTTGGCGTCGAGCATGCCGGCCCGGATCTTCTCGAACTCACCCTCGGAGGAGGTGATGATCCGAGTCCAGATGTGCTGGGCGGTGGCGTTCACGAAGGAAGCGTTGCCGGTCACAGTCAGCTGGTCGGTGGTCAGCTCCAGGAACCGGCCGACGTCCGAGGCGATCTTGCGGGCGGCGAGCTCCGAGATGTTGGCTGAGCCCGCAGTGAGGCGGCCCACATCCAGATTGCTGATCTGCTCACTGGTGACGCGCATCCGCTCCCAGGTCGAGCCGTTCCAGCGCCACTCCGCGACGATGTCGAGGGTGACCGCGTCCTGGACACGGCAGGTGTCGCCGAAGGTCTCTCCGTCGAAGGGTGGACGGTCATCCGCAGTGCCCTTGAGGTAGAACACCTGACCGAAGGAAGTGCGCATGCGTCGCACGGCCCCCTCGATAGCGGCCGAGGTCAGCTTGGAGACGGTCTTCTGGTAGTCGTCACCGGCCTCCTCCCAGCGCCACCCCTTCGGGCTGTAGACGACTGTCGAGTCAGGCGCGGTGCGGGTGTTGGTGGGCGTTGAGTGCCCGGGGGAGGCGAAGCCGGGGGTGGTTACGTACTGCCCACCTCGGGCACTCGGGTCCGCTGCTGCGGGGTTGAGAGGTCCTGGCAAGGGTGTCTCCTAGGTAAAGGTCAGATCAAGTCGGGTTCGAGGTGAGCGGGGCCTAGATCCTGCCGGCGGGGTTGCCCGTACGAATGATGTACTCCAGGGCGAAGTACGGCGGCCGGTTCTCGTGGGCCTGGCCGCTACCCGCGGACGTGGTGGTCAGGCCGGACAGGGAGCCGTTCTCCGTCGTGGACAGGACCTGCCAGCCGGAGCCCCCTCCGACGTTAGATGCGTACATGCCGACGCCGGCCCGCCCGGCCTGATCGGCCTTGCCTGTGACGTCGTGGCTGTGGATCGGCATCTGAGACACGGTCAGGGCGACGGTCTGTGAGCCGCCGGTGTCCCCGAGGGAGTAGCCGGTACCGACCCCGACCAGGAAGCGGCCGGACAGGTCGGGCACCTTGAAGTTAGAGGTGTCCGTGAAGCCGTACTTGGTCCCGATCAGGCGGAACAGATCCGCGTACTGGACCCGGTCCAAGGTCTGGCCGTTGCACAGGGCGAACCCGGTAGGAGCCTGACCGCCGACGAACGGGAGGATGGAGCCGACCGGGATCATGGCTGCCATGGCCGAGGAGAGGGCAGCCGTGGCCTTGGTTACGTCAGCCTTGGTCAGGGACCTCTCCTGAAAGATCCGGTTCTCGACATTCGTCACCCCCTGGGTGGCCGCGGAGATGCCTGCCTCGATGCGGGTCAGGTCCGCGGCTGTGATTCGGGTCTCCCCCGCACCGAAGCCGTCACGCCACTGCTTGGTCGCTACGTAGGGCTGCATTGTTATCTGTCACCTTCTGCTCTGAGGACGAACACGCGGCCATCCGGGGAAATCCACGTGCTGGCGCCAATTTTACCGGCGTCGGGAGGTACCGGACCGGCGTCGACTAGGGAGGTGGCCACCTGCGTCATGGCCTCCGTGAGGTGCTTCATCTCCTTGAGTGTCCCCTCGCGGGCAGCGCGCTGCATGGCGTCGGAGTTCTTCAGCTTCTCCTCGACCTGCTTCGCGATCGCGTCCGCGTCGATGTTCTGCTCAAGAGTGATGCGCGCACCCTTCGACCACTCAGAGAAGTTCTTCGAGCGGTCATATGCGCGGAACTTGACCTCGTACTCCTTGATCTCGAGGCCTGCGATGTTGGTCCGCTGCATGGGGTAGGGCAACTCGGTGAACTTCAGCGGGGTCCCGCCTGGAGGATGGACGGACACCTCCACGCCTGCGAAGTCCGCAGGCATGCTCTCGTTGTTGGCGCCCTTCCCATCCCAGTAGATGCCCAGGACACCGAGGGTCTGGCTCAGCCTGGGCGTGGACGGTACCGGAGGCGGCTCCACGTCCGTCGCCATCGTGACCGTTATCTCCTCGGACCACGCGCCGAAGGCGTCAGCCGTCATGGCACGGACCTTGAAGGCGTAGCGCTCCCCCGGGGCGAGGCCCCCCAGCTCGGCCGAGTTGGTCTTGGAGAACGAGATCGGACCCATCAGGTTCGGGATCTCCCGGTAGGAGATGTCGTAGCCGGTCACGTCGACCGCCCCGCCGAGGGTGTCAGTCTCGACCGGGAGCCAGTGCAGGGAGGCGACGGCTGTAGGCCACCCGTGGACGCCGATGACTGCCTGCGAGGAGATGTTAGGGCCCTGCGGGGGGAGGGGGCGGTACTTGCTCTTCGGTACCTCCGGGCGGGGGTTCTTCCCGTCGGAGTTGACCGCGCCGAGCACGCCCTTCTGCTTCTTGGCCAGGCGGGCCAGCAGGTCGTCCAGGACGGTGCCGAAGGTTGTGTGCCCCTGGCAGCGGCCGTTCTCAGTGATCGACACTGAGACCTGGGTCACGCGCATGCGCTCCAGGCCGTAGCGGCGGTCGACCTGGACCCAGTCTCCCAGACTGTAGTCCTGGAACGGGAGCCACTGGACGTCGTCAGCCTCCCACTCACGCTTGACCTCCTGAGCGGCCGAGGCTCCGGTCTTCAAGGTCAGGTTCGCCACCGATCGGGCGGTGGTCTCAAGCTCCACGCCGCCGGCTTCCACGACCTTCTCAGTGCGGGGCAGGTCAGCCGGGGCCTCGGGGTTCTTGAAGGTCCACAGGAGCCCACCCTCGCCCTTGACGAGGACGTGAGTGCACAGCTTGGACCAGTCGAGCTTTTCAGGGGCAGACGTGGTGCCCGCGTTCAGGCGCCACACGACCGCCGAGTTCTCCCGGTTAAGCGCAGCGTCGGCGTTGTAGACCTGGAGAGTGCGGCCCCGCCACCGGTAGTCGATCATGCCCATGTTCATGAGGGACTCAAGGATCGACTTCAGCGAGATGGTCGGGTCGAATGCGACGGAGGTCTTGAAGGCCCAGGGCTGCCCAGCAGAGTCCTGGGTGGTGGTGAAGTCCATCTCCAGGCCCTTTCCCCAGCCGCGCTTGACGGCGGCGTCCCAGATCGTGCTGAGGATGACTCCGGCGGTACGGGAGTTGAACTTGTACTTCCCGTCCTTGTCCTTCGCGACGGTCGGCACGGACCACACGAGGGCCCCCTCGAGGCGTTGCCCGATGTGGATGAACTGGGCGGTGCGGTGCTCCGTGCCGTCCTCGACCAGGTTCCACTCCGAGGAGAGGTTCATGAACCGGGCGTTAGGCGGCTCGACCCAGTTGGTGCCGTCGTAGGTCAGCTCGACGGCAACCTCAACCATGCGGTCGAGCAGGCCGCCACGCACCCCCTGCTCCCCATTCGGGTACGACAGGGTCAGCGACGGCGTGCTCTGCCGAGGGCACGTGAACGTGCCCGCGAGAACATCGGGGAGGACGCCTATCCGGGCTCCCGCCTCTTCGTAGGCGACGTAGCGCATCCCCAGGCCGCGGGGGAAGTCTGCGCGGCGAGGCATCAGTAGGACCTCCTCGCGCGGATGTATCCGGTGCAGTTGAACGCCGACACTGAGATCCGCCCCGAGGCATCGGGGTCCAGGCGGAAGCCGTCCAGCCCCATCGAGATCTCGCCGTCGGCCGGGCGGGCGCCGTTCGACACGGCCCAGTCGGCCGAGGGGTTCTTCCAGGCCCGGTAGTTCGCCACGTCCACGAGGAGACGTTCAGCGCCCTGCAGGGAACCGTTGAACGTGAACGTGGTGCCAGACACGTTGTCCTTGAGGGAGCACGAGGCCCCCGAGGGCGACAGCATCAGCCACGGGTCCGGGATAGGCATGTTCCCGCCCGCCAGAGGGCCTAGGTCATTGAGGTTCACGACGGTCGGCTGAGGGTCGCGCCACAGGCCAGACGTAACCTCGAAGGTAGCCGTCAGGTGGGCGATCTCAGCCTCCGGGTCGATCGTTGGCTCGATGGAGGAGGACAGGCGCACGTCGGCCACCTTCAGGATATTGCCCTGCGGTTTGTAGCCGAGCTGCTGCATGCGGCCGAAGGCCGTCAGGCGGCCGAGCAGGGCGCGGAGGTTGAACTCCAGCTGGTTTAGGCCGCCCTTGCAGCGGTTCCCGTTACGCCCGTCCTCCCAGGAGAACACGGAGAACTTCAGGACGACGGTGGAGGGCTTCAACACCCGGGCCGGGATCGGCAGCGAGCCGAACCTGTTCGGGATGTCCACCGAGATACGCCAGGGTTCGCCTCGGGTAGACAAAGTCGTCTCCGAGGCGAGGACCCAGCGCATCTTCTCGTCGTCCAGGTCTACGCCGTCAAGTGAGTAGATGGCCATGGGTGGGTGACCTCTCAGATCAGGGCGGCCAGGCGGATCCCCTCAGCGACCTCGTCACGGGTCTTCGAGTCTGGCTTCGCCTGCGGATAGTTGTTGGTGATGTTGATGGTAGCACCTGATTGGTTCTGCTTATCGATGCCGTTGTCAGCGGTGCTGGACGACTTGAACTTCCCACCGCGTGCGCTCGCACCCTGCATCGGCTTGACGCTCGCCGTGGCGTTGAGGCCAATGGTGGCAGGCTTGGTCAGGTCGTCGGTCAGACCCTGCAGAGAGCCGCGGACGGCCCCGTACTGGGACTCGAGGCCCTTGATGAAACCCTGCATGATCAGCTGACCCGCAGGCTTCAGCAGGACCTTGTCGACAGGCTCGGGGCCCTTCCAGGATGGGAGCATGCTGGTCAGGCTGGAGAGCTTGCTCTTCACTGAGCCGATCATCGAGGAGATACCGTCGATCAGACCCTGGATGATCTTCTTACCCGCGTTGAGCAGCCAGGAGCCCGCGCCGGAGAAGACGTTCTTGATGCTGTTCGGGAGGCTCCGGACGGTGTTGACCGCGCTGCTGATCCAGTTCCTGATCGTGCTGACCAGGGACGACCACATCGACGAGGTGAAGCTGACGGCGCTGCTCCAGGCATTGCTGAGGAAGCTTACGACCGAGGAGCAGAAGCTGGTCACCGTATTGATGATGACCTTCCCGACACCCATGATGATGTTGCCAAGCAGGTTCCACGCGGCCTGAGCGATGGCCACGATAAGACGGCCGAAGCCGGTGAAGGACGCAATCATGAAGTTCGTGAACCCCATGAAGATGCCCTTCAGGCCCTCCCAGCACTTGCTCCAGTCACCCGTGATGAGGCCAGTCACCACGTCGATGATCCCCTTGAGGATCTGCATCTGAGCCTGAGCGATGGCAGCGATCCCGGAGAAGACCGCCTGGAAGATCGGCATGAGCGCCTGCACGACAGTGCCGACCAGTTGGAGGGCGGGGATCAGCAGCGCCGTGAGGGCCTGTAGCAGCGGCTGTAGGAGCGGGACGATCATGGCGAGCAGCTCGGTGATGATCGGGCCGAGGACCGCGAACAGCTCGGAGATGATCGGGACGAGAGCCTGGATGACCGGCATGAGCGCGGCCGCCAGCTGCTCGATGATCGGGGCCAGCAGGCCAGCCAGCTGGGTGATGACGGGGGCCAGCTGGGTCAGGAGGGTCGCGAGCAGCGGAGCGATAGCGGCCAGCAGCTGGCCAGCCACCGTCGCGATCGCGCCGAAGGCAGCGCCAAGAGCAGGCATGGCAGGGGCCAGCGCCTGCACGGCCACGAGGACGTTCTGGAAGAACGACACGAGGCCGCCCTGGAAGGCGGGGTCCTGGAGCGCGAGGGAGATACCGTTGAGGCCGGTCTGGATGATCTGCCCGATGAGGGGAAGGATCGTGGAGAGGGTCGGAGCCAGGGACACGAAGGCGGTACCCAGGGAGCCGACGCCCTGGAAGGCATAGCTCGCGGCCGTCGCCATGGACGAGAAGATGGATGTCAAGGTCCCCTGCCAGAGGGGCCCGTTGACGGCCTGGTTGGCCCGGTCGAGGGCTCCGGCGATCGAGTCGATCGGGGCGGACCCCGCGGCCATCGCTGTGAACAGGCCGCCGATGATCCCGCCTAGGTCGAAGACGATGTTCTTCAGGGTGCCGAAGGTCTTTGCGGCGCCCTGGATGGCCTGGTCCATCTCGCCGGTGGCGATCTTCGCCTGCACCCAGTTCTGGAAGCTGTAGGCGACGCCGTTGGCCCAGCCTGCGATGGCCGGCAGGTACTTCGCACCGACCTCGCCCAGCGACAGCAGCGCGTCGGTGAAGGCGCCCGCACCGTCACCCCCAATGTCCAGAGCCTGGCGCAGGTACTCCAGCGAGGCTGCGAAGCCGGGGATGTGGTCGGTGGCAGCGTCAGCGACGGCGGCCGCCATCGACCCCATCTCAGCAGCCACGTTGGAGATGGAGGGCCCGAGCGCGTCGAGGGCGCTGTTGGCGAAGTTGCGTACCGCATCGGCCGCCTCGCCCCAGAAGTTGAGGGAGATGTCCTGCTGGAGGGCGGTGAAGCGGGGACCGAGGTCGCCCAGGACGTCCTTCGCGTCCTTCATGGCGGCCACGAAGATGGCGATCCCGGCCCCGGCCGCGCCGAGGATGCCAGGAAGGGCTAGGAGTGCGGGCAGGGAGTGAGCCACGCCCACCCCGAAGGCGGAGACGACGCCTAGGCCCGACCCCAGCACAGAGATCAGGCCCCCAGCCGCTACGCCGACCGAGGCCATCTTGACTGCGACCGTGTCCAGGTTCGTGAACAGATCACTCAGGGAGTTCTTCAGGTTGCCGAAGATGTTTCCGCCGGACAGCGCCTTCAACTGCGCCGCGACCTTGGCGATGCTGGCCGTCGCCAGGCGAGCGTGAATGTCGACGAAGTACGGCTTCTTGGTGAGCCTGGCCAGGTCGAAGCGGGCCTTACCGTCGTCCAGGTCGGCGTTGACGGTGGCCTTCCCGTCGAGCTTGTTGAGCTCGTGCTTGATCTTCTTCTTGGAGGCCTCAGACAGGTGCGCCTCGGTGTCGATCTTGGCGCCGAGGGCCTTGATCTCCTCGCGGATCTTCTTAGCGGAGGCGTTATCGAGCTCTGGCTTGGCCTGGATCTTGGCGTCGATCTTCTCGACCTCAGCGCGCAGCTTGTTCTGGGCGGCCTTCTCCAGGGACGCGTTGACCTTGAGATCGCTCTTGATGTTGGCGATCTTCTCCTTGATCTCGGCGATGTCTGAGCCGTTGATCTCAACCTTGGCGTCGATCTCCGCATCGATGCCCTTCAGGTCCTTGATCGCCTTGGCCTGGGACTGCTTGTCCAGGTCGACGCGGGCCTTGATCTGGGCCTTCATCTCGTCGAGCTCGCGACCCAGCTTCGCCACCGCGTTGTCATCCAGGACAGGTTTGACGGGGGCGCGGGAGTCCATTTGGCGCAGTTGGCGCTTGATGTCCTCGATGTCCCGCTTGGAGATCTCGGCGTGGGCCTGGCCGCGGGTCTGCCCGATGGCCCGCTCGATGCGGCGCAGGTCCTTGGGGTCGATGCGGGCGTTGACCTGCAGCACGAGCCCGTCGAGGGCGTCCTTGACTGAGTCGCGCATGTCGCGCGCCCACTTGTCGGCAGCACGCTCGATGCGCTTGCCGATCTTCTTGAGGCTCTTCTCAATGCCTCTCTCAGCGTCGCCGCGGAAGTCCCGCGCGTCAGCGCCTACCTCTACAACGACCTCGCCGATCTTGTCTGCCACGGGTCCCCTCCCGCTCGTACGTCAAGCGGGCGGCATCGCGGCCCGACAACTGTCTGAGGCCATGATACCGCCCGCATAGGCGTTGGTTATTGGTGCTGTCACATCCCTAGGGATGACTTAAGGGCCCCGAAGCCGCTGGACTCGTTGCCGGAGTACCAGGGACTGCGAGGATCAGTGACCTCGACGCCCTTCGGCGGCATCCACAGCTCACGCTTGAGCTTGTCCGAGTCGCCCTCCTCCGTCTGGTTGCGGGTGAGGATCCACCACATGACGTGGCAGAAGCGGTCCAGGGGGAGACACTCGAGGTCGATTCCGTGACCGAGGCAGAAACCGTCGATGTAGTCCCACTCGGAGTACGCGGAGGCCAGGAGCCTCTGGATCACATAGTAGGGTTTCCGCCGCTCTCCTCCATCACGGCGGTGATGAGCTCGACGATGTCGGGGATGTCGAGGTCGTCGGTAGCGCTCTTCAGGCGCTTGGTGACCTCGGAGCCGACCTCCTTGCCGAACAGGACGTGGTTCCACTTGGCGAGGGCCTCGATGAGCTTCTCAGCGTCCTCGCCGGCGTCCTTCAGCGCCTGCGAGAGGAAGACGGCCACGGAGGCCTTCGGGGGGCGGACCTTGTACTCGGTACCGACCAGCTCGACGTCAATGAACTTCCGGGACTTGCCGGGGATCGTGATAGTAGCCATGAGGCAAGTCTAATGGAAGTCAGAGGGTCTGATAAGCCTTGCCGCATTCCGCACGAAGTGGGCGCCCTTGACACCGCGCACCCACTTGGCGAACACGGTTGAGCGGGAACCCTTCGGGTTGAAGGCCATGAACCGCTTCGTGGCAGGGCCGTGAGCCCTCGTGCCGTACTCCTGGTAGGCGGCGTACGGCGTACGAGCTCCAACGGTGAAGCGAGGGTAGAGCGGCGAGCCCCCGGTCACGCGCTGAATTGTGACGGAGTTCACCATGCGGCCAGTGTCCACGCGCCCGGCGGACTTGATGTTGCGCTGGATGCGCCCTTGGGTCCGCCTGGTCGCCTTCAGGGCGGCCTTTTTTGTGATGTCTGCCACCTTATCAGCGCGGATGGGGCCCTTGAACCGGATCCGGACGTACGTCACGGGCAGTTCACCTTCACCGAGAAGGTCCATTCACCCGACACGCAGCCACCCTCAGGGCCCTGGGCCGACCACTCCATGTCGGAGGCGTTGGTCTGTGACGTGAGGAACATGCCGAGGTCCGCCATGTCCTGATGCAGGACGGCGGCGTCAGCCGTCAGGTCATAGGGACGCGGGCCGCGCCCACGATCGTCCACGACCTCCACGCAGCGCAGCGTGCCGAGAGCGAAGGTCGCCAGCCAGTACCGGATCGAGCAGTGGTTCCCGTCCGCGGCGGGAGGGCCGAACACGGGGGTGACGGTGACGGTGCGCACGTACAGGTGCCCGGCGCAGCACTCGTCCCACGCCACCTCGGCCCCGGGAGCGACGTAGGCGTTGGAGACGGCGTTGGACAGGGCCTGAGCGCCGCCCTTCAGCAGGGCGAGGGCGGCCGTGTGCACGGCCGACGGGGTGGGTGAGGAAACGCGCCCGGACAGGGCGGCGTAGTCCTCACTCTGAGCGCGACGCGAGCGCGTGAGGCGGGGTGTTGGGCTCACCAGATCACCGATCCCCAGCGCGACGGGGAGGCGGGCTGCCGGCGGACGTAGTCGTCAGGGTTGTAGGCCCGTGCGACCTGGCGCGGCTTGCGGATCGAGGCGACCCAGGAGTCCACCAGCCAGATGCCGGTGCGGCCCTCCAGCATCTCGTCGAACTCGTCCTGCACCTGCACGGTCACGCCCTGACGGGTGACCGACTGGAGACGCGCCGGCAGGGCGCAGTCGCGGTCCATGCAGGCAGCCTTGGCCAGCTCAAGCGCGAGCACGCCTGCAGCGACCTGACCGCCCTCAGGGACCGGGACGCCCTTCGAGTAGCGGATCTCCCAGGTGCCATCCTCGGTGACGTCCCGAGATAGGTCTTGTACCTGGGGGAATACAGCCGGAACCGCGGTGCCGGGCTGGGAGGTTCTCCCCGTCAGGACTACGGTGGAGCGGTTGTACACGCGGTAGGCGTCCTGCGGGAGCACCCGACCGTCGATCCGGATCTGGTGCACGCGGTAGACGTTGCCCGGCAGCACGATCGCCCGGCAGCCGTGAGCGCACACGCACACCGGCCCGCACACCCCGCAGACGACGTCGTGCAGGGCCCCGCCCAGGCGGACCGGGGCGAAGGTAGAGCGGAGGTACGAGGTGCCCCGGTAGGTCGGCTGCTGGTGCCCGGCCAGCGGCTCTGGGCGGAGGGACACGATGTCGGTTCCGAAACGGCGCCCAGTCCACTCCCACAGCAGCTGGGTAGCCATGGACTCGAAGGTGTCCTGCTGCTCAGGCCGGCCGGCCTCGTCGAGGTACTCCTTGAGGTCCTCGCACGCACTGTAGGAGACCGGCCAGTCTCCCGGGCCGTAGCCCTGCTCTACTACATCCATGCCCTCTCCTACAGTGCGTGCGGTGCGGGATGGCTACGCCGCCATAGGCGGTGCCCGCTGCAGTGAGTATACCTATAGGCCTCTCTGATTGGTCTAGAAGGCGCCTAGGAGCCCCGTAGACGGCCTGGAGAGAGGGGAGCAGGTATAGACAGCCCCTCAGAGCCTTGTGAGCGTCTGAGGGGCTGTCAGCGCGGGGGAGGAGGGGCCCGCAGGATGTGAGGTGGCCGTCAGCCTACCATCACGGGACGTTGACCGGCTGGTCGCTGTCCGGCGGCGGGGCCAGTGCGGTGTCGATCATCAGCAGGTGGTCGAGCGGGTCGAGAGCGGTCGGGAGCTTGGCGTTATCGTAGCCGCCTCCGCCCTGCTTCGGCTTCTTGACGACGTCGTAGGGGCCGGTGCCCCAACCGTTACCGGACTTGGTGACGGCGCCGGTCATGGAGAACGTGATGGCGTCCTCACCGGTGACCTCGATGTCGCCGATCGTACCGGCGGTGATGAAGGGCAGCAGCAGGTAGCCGCTGGCATCCTCAGCACCAGCCGCACAGGCCTGGCCGGACAGGCCGGTCCACAGCTCGAGGGCGAACTTCTTCTCGATCTTGCCGTAGGCTACCTTGAACCCAGCGGTGTCACCCGCGTGGTCGAGGTACTTCGTCGCGTTGGTGACGATGTCCAGGACCGAGGGGTTCACACCACAGAACTCCAGCTCAAGAGTGAAGTACTTGAAGGTGTTGGACTGCTTCTCGTTGACACACAGCGATCCGTCGGCCTTGCGGACGGTGATCTCGGTGCCATCCTCGACCTCAGCGGCCAGCTTGACCGACACGAAGCCGGAGGTGGCGACCGGGTGGTGCTGCGCCTTGTCGAAACGACCGCAGGTGTCCAGCGGGGTCACGCGGATGCGCTTGCCCAGGACGGGGGTGTATGAGTGAGTTCTGGCCATGGCTCAGCGCTCTCCTTCGTACGTGACTTGGGTAATGGTGTAGACCAAGGCCGCCACGAGAACGGCCAAGGCGATTGATGCCTTGCGGGAGATCATTCTTCCGCCGCCTTCAGGTCAAGCTGCGGGATGCCGGCGTCCACGGTGACCCGGAACGCGTCCCACTTGTTGAAGCCAAGAACGTACTGGCGCTCCGCCACACCAGTGAGCTCGTTCTGGGACTCGTTGAACCCGCCACCGCCGCTGGTCGAGGTGAAGGCGCTGCCGCGGTAGATGACGATCGGGCCGGTGGCCACGATCTGCATCTCGTCCGAGTAGCCCGCACCAACGACGACCGGAGTGCCGAGGCGGGGGGGGGGGGCCCGCGCCCGCCGCCGGGGGGGCGGCGGGGGGGGGGGGGGGGGGCAGCCCCCCCCGCGGGGGGCGTCCTTGATCAGCTTGGCGTTGGCCAGGATGCTGGCCAGACGGCGAGGGATGTGCAGCGTGGGCTGGAAGCCGTACTGCGCTGCGTAGTGCTCCAGGACGGCCAGGCCCTGACTCAGGTCGAGCTTCCCCCCCCCCCCCCCCGCGGGGGGGGGGGGGCCGTGTTGGCGGCCACCCCCCCCCGGGGGGGCCCGGGCCCGC